ACGAGTATCGTAGCTGACGCCCATTTTGACCTCTGCACGCTTAAAATGTGTACGTATTCCGGCGTTAAATCCGCCCCTCGACTGAACATGTACAGATACACGCGAACCGCCAAAAAAGTTCCCAATGCAAAAAAATAATCAATGAGCGATTGCATATAAATCAAGTACAGCGACAAGTATATAGCACTGGCGCTTAGATTTGCAGCTATCAACATTCCTAAAATTAACTTAATTCGAGCAGAAAATGATTGATCTTGGTCAGAAACGTGCAGAAATTTTAGCTCCCATATGTCTGCGAAGACCTGCGAGGCGGTTTTGCGTGTTAGCTGTTTTTCGTCTTGCTCATTGAGTAGCGGGCTTGTGCTCATTGTTTATCACCTTGATTTTGTGAGTAAATTTTCATTTAGAGGCTACCCCCTTCATTTTTTCGATCATCCTGTATCCGCCCAACCCGAGAACTCCAGCTAACAATTGTCCAGTGATCACAGTATTTAGCTCAGGAAATTCTCCGCTATAACCAAAAAACACAGACGCCACAAATCTTAGAATTGGCTCAAGAATACCGGCATACGCGAGCGACACACCGCATACCCAAATAACAAACGGCCTACCACCGGACACCAACAGCGACGGGCTTGTAGCCTCAATTTTTGCAACTTCGAGTTGTTGACGTGCGTTTTCCCATTCGAACTCAATTTCGCGCAAGTCGCCAGCCTGCTTTGCCTGATCAAGCGCGGCCTGTGCTTTCAAGCGCTCATTTTTGTCCGGCCAGATTTTATCCATGGCTTTTTCGATTAAGTCAAAAGGATTGCCGAAAGTGCTCATATGTGCCTCACATATAGTAAGTCGATAGCATGCCGGTCTGCATCATTGCGCGATTGCGCTTCATCCGATTTTCTGTAAGCGGGTCGCGCCCCGCGTCAGAGTCGAGTATTTCGTCGCCAGCGCGCTTAAAATCACCGCGATTAATTGCCGCCCACATATTTCTAAACTTTAAACAGCCTTCTAGCCCCATTTGGTGGATCATTGACAGTATTACCGCCTGCCGCACCTCATTAAGCGTAGAAAAAACAGGTTGAACTTTTGTTATGCTATCGACGTAGCCTTCAAGCATAATTGGCAATTTTTCCATTTGCTCTTGTATTGTCATTGTAATTGCAGGTAGCGGCGCATCCTTTGGCAAAAACTTACCATCAGCGCCAACGATGCGAAAACCTATACCGATAGTCGGGAATCGCTTGTGGTCATAATAGGGCTTTGTTTTTCTGCCCTCATCTACGATAAAAATGCGCGTTGCAATCTTAAAATCAGCCATAACAATTCCCACCAGTGAGCAGGCGCCCCGTGCGCCCGAAAATTACTATGCTACAGTTTAAAACTTAACCCAGCATTAACTAAAAACCAATTGCGAACCACCACGCTAAAGTACTCCCGCCGCCCGCATCTTTGTGAAACCAAATTCGACCAAGGGTGTTACTTATCGCGGAAGCTCCTATGCTTACATCACCCCTGGATATATCGCTTGCAAAGCCTGCGATAAAAAAATTGCAGGAATTAGGAAATGTAAGAACCACATCCGTATTTACACCATTTATGGCAGTTATCGTGCCAAATTCAACGCCCCACCCGCCAAGCCACGAAGGGAGTAAAATCCTATACCCGTCAGTGGATGGCGCCGCAGAAAACCCCATTCTTAACTGTCTTGGAGTTGGAAACGCATCAACTGTAGCGCCAGAATTAACCTCAGCATCGGTGGCCTCGCGAACCAATCCTGGAGTTGTAGTGGATGCACCGCCAATTCCAAGCGCAGCAACACCCGCCGCAGCATCAGCGGCGGCAATAAAGCTGCGACCAAACGACGTGATGCTGGTCGTGGATGCAACGTCGGTGCCGGAAAACCAAATAATTTGGTTTGCTGTTGGCGATGTTGCTGCCATTGCAATTAACGTTGCATCGGTCTCTGGCGGCACTATCCAGTCTGCGCCAACGCCAGGCTCTCCGGTGTTGTTGTCGGCTTTAGACTGCCAAATCACGCCGCCAGTATAAGTAACGCGAGCGTTTTTCTTGTAGCCAGCAGCGGCGCGAGTAGTAGACCATGCTGGCGCCGTAAAATCCTGCCAGTGCTTTATGTTGTCGGTAATGTCAAAATAAAGCTGATTTGTCTGATCGCGCGGAATGTTTTTAGATAGCGGATCGCTCCCATCGTCAGGGCGCTGATAATCGTAACCCCACCCCCCATCATAACTAACCGAGCCGTCAAGCTGGATAGCGTCTGGTATTGCTGTTTTGTCGCCGTCTTGTGCAAAAGCATAACTAAAATATTTGGGCATTTTTTAATCTCACGGAAAAGTATAGTCGACGGACACACCGCACGGCCGCGGCAACAGGTCAAACTCATCAAGCACGAGCTGTAATTGTGACGACGGCGTAAAACCAAATATGTAAGTTATGGTCATGTCGTAGTTGTCTTGTACATACACGGAGCCAAAATCGCTATCGTCTGTGAACAGATATTTTAACATGCGATTAATGTCCAGTATTGATCCGTTTGTGGTCAACTGAAAATAGCGCAATTGCAACACTACGCGCTTTTGGTCTAGCGTAAGTTTTACCGATGACGGCGACGCAGATTTGAAATTTCCATGGGTAAAGTTTCTGCGGTGCGCGCCAAATCCAAACGCTTTTTTCCCCTCGTCCGGTGGCGCAATAAAAACCAAAGGCACATCCAGAATCTTAGCCCACACAGACATCCCGAAATTATTCGCTGTTTTTAGTGAAAAAACATTTTGCCGCCAATCCTCCCAGAATTGGGTGTGATTTTGGTCGTACCAAAGTTGCTTGCTTTCAATGAGAGATTTTAATTTTTCGGCGCCCTCATACTGCCAAAGCAGCGCTTTTCGAATATCTGTACCTTCGTCAAAAACCTGAATATTTGATGTCATGGTGGCCGCCTTAGTAGGTTATAACTTCTATTGCGGATTCGGTGACTACGGCTTTTTGGAATATAGCCAAAGGTATTTCGTCGGTGGAAAACGACCCACCAATAGCGAGTTTTGCTTCGACCTTTTTCACGTAAATTGTCGGGTAAAGAGTAGTCACCGCGCCGCCTATCTCGAAAGGCGAAACGCTCGCGCCAAGCGCAAAACCTTCCTCTCCAGTCAATCCGCCGGTTGCGTAAATCATGATCGCGTCTCTGACGGCAATTTGAGGATTGATAAGCGGGTTTGTGGCCTTGCATGTCACTTTAATAAAAACCGATAAGTACTCAGGCGCATCAAACTTGACTAAATAATCTTGGCCGCTGTAAGGGTCGGTTGCGGTTATCTCTATTGGGCCATTAAATGCGACGCCCGCAGTTTTTAAAAGAAGTGTTTCAGCTATAGATTGTTGATCGCCACCATCGATGCACGCATAGATTGAGTTTCGCACCATGATTATGCCGTCAATGGTTTGCGTGGTGCCTGCGCGATTTTCGCGAAATTGCACACCCTTAACGCCGGGCAAAGCATAAAGCGCGGAGATTATCGACTGCGATAGATTGACACCCTGAACACCAAGCAAATTTTTTCTCGCGAGCCGCGCTTGCTGGTCTGATTGAGTCAATGACCCAACCGTTGCTGCCGCCGGATTTGTTACGGTTTCGAGGCCTACAGTGCCTACATAGATGTAATTTATCTGCCCAGCACCTGCGCCAATTGCTCCGGCTTCGGTACAGCGCACAGTGATAGAGTCGGTGGTTCCGGACATAGTATAGACAGCGGTGTTACGCCAGTAATAACCATTTGTTGATCTGAATGTAACCTCGGTGCCAATAATTGTGCCACTTACGCCAGTGACCGTGCAAACAGCCGTCGAGGCAGTCGCAAGTTGCCTATTTGACCCCGTAAGCGCCATCAGATCGTCAAGAAATAGTCCGCCCGCATAGTCAGGGTTGATTTGATTGGCAAGTTCCGCGTTATTTTCAATAACAGCGGTTCGCGCGGCGGTTTCGGCGACAATCAAGGCGCCTTCTGGCGTTGATGGGTCAACAATAATATCAACACCCAAGGCCGCCTCAAACTCGGCTGTAACCTCGGCCAAAGTGTCGGCAGTGTCCGGCACAATCACCCCGTTTGCCGCTACATATCTATAACTAGCCATTAATCTCACCTGTGCCGTAAATGGTTTCTATTTTTGTGCGATAAAAAAACGTATCACCAGCCACGCCGACCGACAAATCAAGCACCCGCACCACATCATTGACAGCAAGCAACTGCGAGCGGATCGCTGCCTCATACAGCCCTATTTTTGGCTGCCCACTCCACAGCGCCGCCATGGTCGGCATGCCTCTATTGACGGCGTAAACCATCTCGCCAAGCTGCGCCAAGCACGCGTGCTCGCAGGCTTGCAAAACCGCATCGATACCGGTTTTGACGGCTAGATGGCCATCAGTGCCGATATAGATATCGTTGTTTTCGTCGGTAGCCAGTATGCGCGTCATGTTGTCGAGTCGGTTATGAGCCCAAGTGTTGCCAGCGCACTACACAGTGACGCTAGCGCCGAATTTCCACCCTTAGAGCCGGTTACTGTTGGTTTTGATTGCGGGGTGGCATTATAAAAACCAATTTTTCCATTGAGCTTTGTGTCACCATTTTGAAAAATATTAACGGCCTCGTGCGTTATATAGCCGGATGTTTTTAGCTTTATAACGCCGTCACCCAGCGCTATTTTTGTCGTTGGGTATCTCGATTGCAACACGGCATTATATCGATCTTCAACATCAACCTGCGAATAGGGCATGATGTCAGGAAAAAACACGCCGTCACTGAAAGAGTGGAGTCTATTTGTGTTTGGTGGTGCAAACTCAAAATTCTGCAAGAAAAGTGATATGTCACGGTCACAGGCTTTAATCCACCCTAGATCGCCCTCTTCAAGCGGAAATGAAAAAAATAATCCATACCCGCCATACTGAAACACTCTAACCTCAATCTCCCCGCGCCCCACCTGTTGCCCGTCAGTGGTCAGCATGTTGATCATGGGGCGCACAACTGCAATATTGGTGTCACGGTTATAGCTACTCACGCGCGCAGGTAGCATGTTGTCAGTTTGCTGCAAAAACTTGCGGTAACTTTCTTGCAGCAATCCGATGAGCATATCCTCGCTTGCTGCGCTGTGACTTGGGGGTGCGTTAGTCGTCATTGGATTTTATAAGCCTCTGCAATGCAATAAAATGGGGTGTCTCGATTGGCTATCTCGTAGCTCAATTTATAAATGCAAAACGTGCCATTGGCCGCCGGATTAAGCTTGCTGTTTATTGTAATCGCACCGCCCAATTTTGTCGTGTTATTGACCAGCATTTTTACTTTAACGCCGTAGGGGGAAACTTCAGGTATGCCAATCATCCCACTCTCGGCGCTTAGGATTGTATTGACACCGGCAAGCGGCACAATTTTGTCTTTGACAACAAGCACATTGTCATCCACATAAGCCGAGTAATCGCCAAGCTGCCCCAGCTTTTGCACTTGCGCAATAGCGCTGCCGTTATGCGTAAAGTTGCTCACGTTTTTATCTGTCGCCTGAAAATTTAGCACCAGCCCCATGCTATCAGCGACCGACTTAGAGATTGCCGACATAGGCGCCGTCGCTGCTTGCGTGTTGGTGATCACTTGGCCGCTGTAATAGTTGCCGGTCAGCGCCTTCAGTGTTAACCAGATATCCGGCGGCTGTGTTATACCGCTTGAAATAATATCACCCACAATGATGCGTGCAGTGCCGTATGACACGCGACCGGCGTCGACAACAACGCGCTTAGGTGTGCGCACTTTGTTGAGCGGCGAGGTCTCAGTCAGAATAAAATCGCGGGTTTTTTGGTCAAGATTCGCAATCGCGACCTCGCACTCGTTTTGTATGCTGTTGTCGGTTTTTACCACGGACACGCGCACGCCCACGTTTTCTAACATGGTCAATTTGCCGCGCACCTCAATGCCGACATTGATTATGCGTTGATCGAAAGCTATCACGCTGCCGCTCCAGATGCGGACGCCCCTGAGCGGTACGTCTCAATCTCGGTTTGCGTGACGTAAATCAAAGACTGCGTAACGCCGAAATTTTCCCACCACGGCAACTCATAATTTTGCGTTTGAAAAACGAAATTACCCGCCTCTAAATACTCAAACGGAATCAGCGGCGAGCCAGCAACGCAGCGGCGGCCGCTCACTATCTCAACGTCATTTTTTGTGATGGTGACAGCCATGATTGATCCCGCAGCGCGAAACCATAAAATATAACGCGTACCATCAAGCACAAGCGAAAACTTTTGATTTGGTATTGCTTCGAGTTGTATCAGTTTCATTTTTTGAAAAAGTCCTCGATGCTACTTAAAACCGATTGCGATTGCGGTTGTTGCTCGCCTCTGTCCTGCGTGCTGGAGTCGCTAGGCTGTTGCACTGACGATGCAGGCAAAACACCGTATTGCGCGGGCGCGAAGCGAATCTCTTTGAGTGTCAGCGCCACAAAATAGGCGTCATACATGTCCGCCGTCTCTTCGTGCGGCATGTCCTGAATCGTCAAATTTTTGAAGCTATCCACAGCGGTTTGCAGCGTAAGAAGCGCAGCCGAGCGATAAAGCTGTTTAATCTGTGCGTAAATGGTTTTGTACTCTGCGCGACTTAAAAACAACAGCAGATCAATTTCAATCGGGTTGAAAATCTTGTGGTCATTGATCACGGAGCCGTTTTCTAACGGGTGCTCTGGTAGCTTTGATGTGGGGCGCACAGTAGCTTTGGCCGGTGCCGCCGTCGACAGCACCTGCTTTAGGTCTTGATCGAAAATTGCTACGCCGTCCGTCATGACAACACCCCGTCATCAATATTGTAAAGTGCTTGTTTCATGTGCGTAGCTAGCGACTGACTAACTGCCAGCGACACGCCTTGCGGATCGGTTGCCTGCGTGTTGATAGTGATGTCCCCAAATCGCATATCAAAGGTTTTACCGCCAAGCACACCAGCGCCGGAAATCGCCGCACTGGTTTGCGATGCCAGCGGTGACGCAGCGGCGAAATCCGTGGCGCTTTTGGCTTTGCTCATTGAGTCCATAATGCTGGCCGCATCTGAGCCGCCCATCATGCCGCGTAGGTTGCTGATTTTGTCGACCACGTACTGTATGGACGCAGTTATAGTGTCCATAATGCCGGTGATAATTTTGCCAGCTTTGGTAAAAATGGCTGCTATAAAATCACCAAGGTTTTTGAATTTTTCCGCTATAAACTCTACCGCGTTAGAGTTCTTGATCGCGCTCGTAAATTTATCCCACGCGCCCGGCAAATCGGTAATGGTGTCGTAAATAAACCCAAAAGCAGACACAAAAGCATCTTTCAACAACACTAGCACGGCGATCATCGAGCGAAACGCTGCAACAATGTGCTCTATAATTACCCCGAGTATTGGCCACCTTTTAACAGCATCACCCAGCGACGATTTACTCCCGCGCGCGAAGTGCATCACGTCATCATAAAGCAGTGCGAACAATGCTCCCACTGCAACGACAGCGGCAGTCATGGCAATAATGGGAGCCAGCGCCGCCCACGTAGCAACACCAGCGGAGACAATTGCAGGCAAGTAAAAACCTGTAATGATTGCAGCGGTGCCAATGAAAAATCCTTTGACCAAGTCGCCGTTATCTTTTATGAAATCAAAGATATTATTCACGCCATCAAAAAACTTATTAAGCGCTGGCACCATGGAGAACACCATGCGGCGCGTTGCTTCGCCCATGCTCGCGTTAAAATCATTGATTGACATGTCCAGCTTGTTGGTCGCCTCAACGTCCTGAGCCGTGACCGCGCCCCATTTTTTTGCGGCCTCGATCGATTTTCTGTAGGCTTCTGGGGTTTGCTGCAACAGCAGAATCATGGACTCTGACAAGCCCATTTTCGTGCCTAAATCCATTGACTCGCGTTTCGATACGCGCTGAAAAGATTTATTCAGGCTATCAAGCAACTCGACCGGTTTTACGATGTCGCCCTGCATGTTTCGCAAATTCAAACCAAGGCGCCGAAGTATGGGCGACAGAGCGCCATCACCACTAAAAGCGGTGTCTAAAATTTGAGAATTAAGGTTTTTAATGACGCCGGTAGTCTCTTCAGCAGTACCCCCAAAGCGCTGCGTCGCCCGATTTATCTGATCAATTTGCTGTGCCGTATTGCCGGTGGCCATTGATGCGAGGCGTAGATTTTGGGTTTGCTGGATAGTTTCGTTAACCGTTTGGATGGCCTTGCCGACCGCCAAGATACCAGCCAAAGCACCTGCCGCACCCTCAACGATAGAGACAAAACCCTCGCCGACGGCCTCGGTGCGCTTTTTTGAGTCAGTAAGGGATTGAGAAAACTTTTCAATCGAGGTCTTGGCTTTTTTCGTGCCTTTGTCGACCTCATCGGCGTTGGATTTAAACAGGATGTAGAAAGTTTCTAAGATGGACATTTTTTCACCCTGTTTATTTGTTGTTGCGCTTGGCCTTTTGCTCGGCGTGCTTCATTGCGAGGTGCTGATTATAGCGCGTCACCATAATACCCTCCCACATATCAAACGCGTCTTCTAGGTCGTAGATTGTCCTGAGTTCGTGTTTGGTTGCGCCGCCGCGCTCGGCTTGTTCGATGCTGCCAAGGAATCCGTCAATATTTGGGAAGTCAATGCTAGGGCTTTCGCTGTTAAACTTTCGAAGAAAGCTAAGCTCTTCCCGCTCGTAAAAAAACTGGTATTGTAATTCACCATTTCAAGCTCAAGCTTGGCTAAGCATTCCCAATCAGGCACATGGTTGTCAATCAGTGCGCGAGTAGTCAGCGCAATGGTTTTACCGTCCGCTGTGTGAGCATGGACGTATGCCATCATTTTCAGCATCATAGCTTCATTGACAACGTAGTCACCTAATTTTGGCAATGCACTTACAGGGTACTGGTGAACAATCTCGCGTGCGTATGTGGCTGGAATGCGCGTAATCGTATAGGTACGCTCATTGCCGTCCATATCCTTAACAGTAACTTCTTTAGGTTTCAGCATATTTGCCTCTTGGTGCGCCGTAGCGAATGCACGCCCGAAAGCGTGCGCGGTTAATTAGTCTGCAATAGTGCGGACGTAATCAGCAAAATTAAACACATAACTATTGGTTTTCAAGCGCCCCGCACTAGCCACGGATGGCGCAGGCATGCCTTCCATAATCGCACCGCGAGTAAGTGTCAAGGTGTCGCCGTTCGGGTAGCTGATCACAAGTGAAATGCTATCGCCCGCAGCACTCTTGCCTTTTGCCACGCGATTAGCGTTGAGCAAAATAGACAAATTCACGTCGGCGTCACTATTCGCCCACACGCTAAGCGTGACCGGAATTGTCACAGCGGTTGCCCACGTTAACAGGTCGCCATTCAAGCCCATTGCTGAGTCGCCGATTTTAATCGGCGGCATGTCGACGGGATCGGAATCATCCGCAAATTCAGTCACCGAGAAACCAACCGGAAAAGTAACGGACGCGATGACTTTTGCGCGCGTCCCAAAACCTGAAATATCAGCCATTTTTTATGCCTCGATACTGGGCGCGCACGCCCTATTGTTAAATTAGGGTGTGAGTGCCAACTACTTTGCGGATCATATCATCTTTGCTGTACACAAGGATGTACGTCGCGCGGTACTCGGTGCGGCTATCAACCGTAACATAGGATTCGATCACAGCATCAAGCCAGTAGCCAGTAGTCTGGATTTGTTGCCATGCCGTGGTAGTGCCGGTGATGTTGTTAATATACAGTTTTTGCGTAGTGTTGAGCGTTTTGCCTACACTGATAACGCCGTTGTTCAGCGCCAAATTGATCGTGTTTTGCAGCGCACCCAAAATCTCGTTGCGACCCTGTGCGTTAGCGGAAACACCGGGCAACGCCAGCAACAGGTTAAGGATGTCAGTAGCCGCAGAATCCTTCAGCCAAATTTCATTGGCGTAGGTGTTCATATCGGTGGCGTCAGTGGTGCCGCCCATCAGCACGCCGCGCTGATAGAAACTGATATTCTGGCCGCCGGTTTGGGTTTGGCCGTAGTAGTTGATTCGCAGGGCGTCACGCGCAGCAGCAGCGGCAGCAGTGGTCACGGTAGGTGTCACGGCGAAACTGTTAAACATATAGTTTTGTGATGAGCCGGTGCGATTGTATGGGGTGGCCGCAAGAGTCAGCCCCGGAATGATCTCGTGATACTGATTGGCGATTCCCACTTCCGTTACAGCCGTGCCTTTAATAGCATTAAGTGCGTCATAATACGTCTGGAAATCTGCCGAGTTTGCTGGTACGCAATAAAAATACTTGTAATCTTGCGTAGAGTTCCATTCTGCTATCGACGTGATCTCATCAAGAGACAACGAAGGAATGAACGCAAACGACCCGAAGTTGTCGGTATCTTCCGCGCTCGCAATAACAGTATCTAGCGCTGTAGTTGCCGCTGCGCCATTACTAAAAATCGCCTCGGAACCCCAGCTCAGATAAGTTGACGATAGGATGTTCGTGCCAGTATTGTGCGCAGAAACGGATATTGTGTAAACGCCAGTTGCGCCACCCGTAAAGATAAAACCGCCGCGCGTCGCATCATAAGTAACGGTTGCAGAAGTAAAAACGGAACCGACTGAACCGCCATTGCCTCTGATTGCCGACTGAATGATAGAGGCGACATCCGCAAGCGTAACAGGAGAGCACGACGGGCGAAAATCCAAGCCGGTCACAGTAATAATAACGTCGTTGATTTGCAACTTGAACGCACCATCTGAAACGGCGTTAAAAGTTGCCTGCGACCCACTTCGACCGCCGTAAATAATGGGCGGCGTTGCGTCTTCATTCCAGCGCGCAAACGAAATCGCACTAGCCTTGGTCAATAATTTGGACACCCAACCGAAATAAAATGACGCCATTTTATACTCGGTGCTAGTTGTTCCAAAAACATCACCAACAGCCGTGGCGCTTGGATATTCAACCGTAGCACCAGTGGGTAGTAGTGGGTTTTCGGTAAAAATTCGCAATATGTAATCACGCAAGCGCACTGCCGAGGCACCGCCCACGCCGCTCGTAATATCGACATAGTTTGAAATTGGTATAGCCATCTAGTGTACCCCTTTGCGTTTTGTGCGTGTTTACGTGTGTTTTAGTGCGCAAACTGCGGATTTATTGCCTATATTAGCACGTTTTTAGACGCGATAAATACCCGGCTCAATAACATCTACCTTTGGTGTAGCAAGCGCAATTGTGCGCGTATGGCAAAGCGTAAAATCGAATGACGGCGAATACTCGTTTCGATCCATTTCGTTTCTGACCGGCGTTTGGCGTATCGATGTTACACGATAAATTCCAACACCTTGCGCCTTGAATGCTGCAATCGCAATGTCAGACTGTAATGTCGCGGCCACAATATTGACCACGTCATTAGCTGTTATTTGGTTTACGTCATCCGGTTGCTGAATCACTCTAGCGTTGACTTGGAATGTGGTTTCGTTGTTGACGCTTTCGGTTTGAATAAATTCATCATCGACCCATAGAGCCTGCTTGAGCGGATAGCCGTAGCGATTGTCCGCAATCGGATGGATATAGACCGCCGCGCCGAGCGTAGCGCCTTGCTGCACAGGTTGAAAATCACGGCGCACAACAACATCAACACTAGGAAGGTAATACCCAATACCCTGCACAACCACAGTGCGGATGAGTGAAAAAAGCGGGTTGTCATTCATTGATCACCTGTGCCATTCATTTACGCTTTAACTTTGATAAACAGAGTTCCCACCCAGCCATCCACGCATGACCAATCATTATTACTGAGCGCGATATAAGTCGATCCGCAAAAAACAATTTTATCGCCCGTGGTGTCGCGCTCAATGTCGCGCGTCGTGGAGTTTGGATCGTACCAGTTGCTATAGCTTTTGGTCATATCCAAACCAAGCTGCTCATAATAACTGGTCGCAACCGGCTGAAATGACCCACTAATGCGCACAGGCTGCGCATAAGTTGTTACCAAGTTGCCTATTGCGTTGGTTTCTCGCCCCGTGGCCGCATAATACTGCACCCACTGTGAGCCTGTAGCCGTTAATGCTAAGCGTAATAAATTCATTGGCCAGACTCCACTGCATGAGTGACGGCACCAAACATGATACCTTCATCAACCAGCGGCTTGGTCGGCGCGCCTGAAAAATCCGCCCCCGGAGAATTAGCATAAGCTGCCGCCTGCCCAACTGTGGCGCCGGTAATTTTGCGCCCCTCTCGGCGCCACTTGCGCAACACCAAAGTAACAGGCGATAGCGCTGGCGATGTCACCTCTTGAATAGACCGCTTTACGCCACCAGCGGCAACGCCGCCCAGCTTATCCAAAACGGTTTCTATGGTGTCATTACCGCGGGCAATTGAGCGTGCGCCTTTCTCTGCAAGCTCTCGCCATTTTGGATTGTCGCGCGCGACAGTGGGGCGCATGAACGGGCGCGGCGGGATAGACTTGCCGTCGCCAAATTCTTGGATGACGGCGACATAGGCAACCGGTGTGCCGTCAGGGTACTTTGCCTGTTCGGTGAAGCCGACCTTGCACTGCGAATCACCGGACAGCCCAGACAAAATGTTCTCAAGAACCTTTTCTCCAGCACCAGATTTGCGCTTAACTTGCATCAAAAGCCACCGTTGGCTTTACGAAACGCCGCGTAGTTTGCTTGTCCGCCAATGTAAAAACCGCCTACCGCGAGCATCTCAAGCATAGCCCACAACTGCGCGCCATAAGGCGTCAGATTCAGCCACCATTGAAGCTGTGTTTTAATGGGCGGAGGCGTGAGCGATACAGTTACTTTATCGATCGTCGCTGAGTTAACAACGCCAACAGTGTCACGGTTTGCGATGAGCGTCGATAGCTGCGCGATATGCGCCGTCATCAACCAAAGCGCCTGCGTGCGCGCTTCACCGTTCAGATAGCCGTAGTTTTCAGGGGAAATAAAATAGGTCGCAGTCGCCCAGTACATATCCAGCGTGGTGGTCGGATACTGGACTCCGTCGGAAAATTCGGGAAATCGCGCAACGAACGCGTCAGGATCAAAAACGATTGTGGTCATGGTCAATCCTCATCTTGTCGACTCGCTGCCGGTTGGTTGTCGACTGCGCGCCTACTTATGCGACTTATGGCCGCGTTCCGCTCGTTGCGCTATGGGTATTAACGGCGCTTGCTTGGATGTGTCGGTTTGTCATTTACGACAGCATTCACCACGGGCGGCTTGTCGCCGAATTCGCTCTTTTCGTGGAAGTCTTCAGGCACCAAGGGCGCAGAATCATCGCGCGCAACCAGGTCGTCGACCACATGATCCACGGGTGCCGCTTTGCGTCCTGAGTCGTCAACGTAAATAAACCCGTTAGCAACGTGACGCTTAAAATCTTCATTGGTTTTTAGCATGTCGTATTCTGCGAAAGTGATTTCTGTCACCTCACCACGACTGGTGATCAAGTGTTTGTTCGCCAAATTGGCGCCACCTTTGATGAGCACGCTACCGGCTGCAATGGGCAAATCCCCGCCACCCGGAACATAATTTGTATAGCGCTGGTCGCGCGTCAATGTGCTGTAAACTAATACTTCTGCCATGTTTTTGCCCTTTTGAGTTGGTGGAGCGCGCCCTGTGAAAGCGGCGCGAATTGTGTCCCGTACCGGCGGCACCGCTTAGATTAAATACCAGAGTAACACACTACTGCGTAAGGACGTTTAAGCATGGTGCCTGCGGTCGCGTTGGTGAAATCCTCAACGTAACCCTTGGCGCGTTGCTCGACACCCAAAGTCATGAACTTAGTGGGTACCATCTGCAAAAAGGTAGCGCCATCATCAGTGCTATCACCATCCTGTACCGCATCAGCATACAGGAAAAACACGTTTGCGCCGCCGTTTGCCGCGTTAAATTGCGGTACGGAAACCACCCGCATTTTCGGATAGGTTTTGCTGATCCACTCACGCACAGAAGTGCCGCCGTATTGCGTCGGAGTGACCGACAAGTAGGCGTAATCAACAGTAGCAAGCGCCAAAGTCGTTGGCACTTCCTCGGGGTTGATATTATCACCAGACTGGTTTTGCAATGCAGCCACAGCGGTGCGGATGTCGGCGGTGATGGCCGCGAAATCCTTGGTCGACCAAGTGGTTGTCGATCCGGTGCCGGTTGCCGCCACAGTTACATACGCAGGCAATGACGGATCGTTGAGCAGCCCATAGGTGCGGTTTTCACCAGAGTTGAATCCATAGAAGCCCACATAGTTGCGCTGAATCTCCAGTTGCAAAGCCGCTGACTGGCGCTTGGAGTCGGCAGAATTCACGCGAATGCGAGCGGTGCGAGCTTCTTCCAATTTTGCTACTTGGAAGCCTTGCTCAAAGCGCACAATGGTGCGGCGTTCGAAGTTGGTGTTCCAGCTAGACAAAGGAATGTTGGAGAAATCAGCGTAAGGAACCGCCGTACCAGTGTACTCGCGGAAGCCTTGTACAACCTCTTCGTCTTCCCATGTGCCGACAGTCGCTACACCAATAAGCTCGTCGATTTTACGAGCCTGCATGATAACGTTGACGAAGCCGGGCAACCAACTTTGCAAAAACTGGATAGGCGTAGTGATTGACGCGGTAGTCAAGCCAGACACGAAGGCGTCCATACCGAAACCGGCATTTCGCGCGTTTTCAGTGGCTTTGGCCGCCGCATCCATCATGCCGTACAGTTCGCTAGGCGTGATATGGATGCCAACTTGCGAAAGCTGGTCGAGGATATCAGCATCAAGCGCACTGGTTAACTGCGGGAACGACCGCGCATTAGTGGGCTTGATGTTGGTCAAGATTGGTGAATATTGAGTCATCATAACCCCCATTAATTAGTCAGTGTAACGATGCCGAGACCGGCGCCGCCAACGGTTTTGTGTGACACCACGCAGTTTGGCACATAAGCAGTACCAGACAGCGCAATACTTGGCGCGGTAATGGTTGCACTCGCGGCAGTTTGAGAGACTGACACGGTGTAGGTGCCTGTGCCGCCGGTACCTGTACCTAAGGCAGTGATCACCGTGCCGGGCGTGACGTTTGCGCCGCTCAACACCATGCCAACGCGAATGGTGCCAGCCGCAACAGCGGACACGGTCAGCGTGGTGGTGCTGATTGAACCGGTAAAGCTGGTTGTCGCTGGAGTGGTAGACAACACGCCGGTAGTGGTGTTGTATGCAACCAAATCACCAATATTCGCAGCCGCAGGCAATGTAACGTACATAATGCCCATAGTTACGAAATCAGCGGTTACGCCGTTTGGCAGAGTGGTTGTCGGAGCCAAGGCGCCAGAAGTGGTGCCGCTGGTTGCGTATTCTTTTGGAAACCCCAGGATACCGAAAAACGCACCAGTACCACCAGCAGCGGCAACGCCTTCACTTGAGGTTGTGAACGCGCGACCAATCACGTTATATGATGCGTCGCCAGAGTTTAAAATGCCTTGCTTTGCGCGGGTTGGGCCATCATAGGCGAATTCGCCCACAACGCCGTCAGCGGAAAACGCGCGAACTGTAGATTGAAAAGCCATTATACGGCACCTCCATTAGCTGCGAGAAAATCAAGAAGCTTGCCAGTTTTTGGCTTGCCATCTTGGGTTGCCGCAGGGCGAGCCTGCGATTGTTGGCGGCTATGGAAGTAGCCTTTTAACACTGATAACTCGTGACCAGAGTCGCACGCGATGCCGATTTTCTCGACCAAGTATTTGGCAACTTCGTCGCGTGTCATGTCGGCATGGTCGAAGGCGCCTACGATTGCAGAGCCTTGTTTGTACAGGCTATCGCGCTCGGCGATTTCGTTGATTAGCGCCTTGGTACCGGTGCGCTTGAATGAATTCACCTCGGACTTGAGCGCCTTTATTTCTGCATCTTGCGCCGCCACAGTCTTAGCCAAAGCGGAATCCATAGCCATTGGCTTGTCATCCTCTTTTTCGTCGGCGTCTACGACCTCGGCGATTTCCTCGGTTGCGCCACCTTGGATGCTTGCAATAGCTTCTTTCAGCTTTGCAATTTCGGGCAATACTTTTTCAAGCATTGCAGTAATTTCGGCAATGGTCATTGCTGATCCGCCGCCGGAGTCTTTTGAGTTGTCGTCTTTTGGTTCGTCAGCCATGGTTAACCCCATTGAGTCGAAGGAAAATGTTAGCGCGCTGATTGCCTTGTCCAAAACAGCGACATCGGCGCCCATGCGGCCTTGATCTACGAGGGCGAGATGGTTGCCTCGTATGCAGCGCTGCACGTAGTCGTAACGCTGGCCGTTAAAAACGCCCTGCAATGCTTCATACATGCAACGATAGCCGCAAGACAGTTCACGCTTGCCGCTCTCAATTAAATTCTTTAGGTTATTACCCCAAATCTTGATATTACCAAACAAGGTGCCGTCGCGGTAGTAAACGTCTTCGCCAATAACACCTTGCACGCCGCGATGCTCTGGGGCGGTGAACTGCTCACCCAACATGGTGTGCTCGTCGATCCACGGCAGAAGCTTAAACGAGTTGATGCACTCAGGATCAGCTAATTCCTCTTCGGGGCGGTACACATAATAAATCTTGCCGGGGTCTGGTGCGCCGGGAATGTCTTTTCCTAAGTACGGATAGACGCCAACGCATGAAAGCGGGTTATCGCGCTTTTCTGCCCAGCCGTTGTAGTCTATTTGTGTTGGCATTAGATTCTAAACCCCATGAGGTACTTGTATTCGCCAGCGCTTATATAAACAGGAAATCTTCCAACCGTAAAAGCTTGGCAATCACCTATTTTCTGATAAACCGTTACACCAAAAATACTGACCATTTTTAGGTCGCCGACTTCTTGCTTGTCAATAATCTTGAACATGCCTAGTCCTCATCAAACTCAATAACCGGAGCCATCGAGCAACGACAGTTAGGCAATTGCCCCGGTATTCCGCGTACTTCTGAGCCGTACATTACACCAATTACCGGTAAATCGTCAAAACTGTAGATATTTCCATCCATTTTGACATGATCGCGCCTTGGGTGCAATCCGCCGCCGCTGTGAATCCATTCGAATTTTTTAACACCTAGGGCTTTCATGCGTTCAGAATTACAAACATTGAACGCTTTGCGGGTTTGGTCGTAGGCAATATTTTTTGCGCGCTTCTGTGTGATCTCTTTATGCGATTGCAGATAAGGCAACAAGTCAGCAAGGCCATTACCGCCCGGCTGAATCGAGCGCATGACGGCGCCTTGAATGCCGTCTAAGTATTGTTGACTGATCGACTTGATCATCTGCACATTTTCATAGGTTGCAGCATTGAGCGCCTCACCGAGCGCACCCGGCATAATGTTGGTTTTGATCATGAGGCCGCCGGACAAATCTTTAAGACTCGAATGCAGGCTTGACTTGCTGGCCTTGTCCGTGTTGTCGATCATGCGCTGAGCCAGCATTTTAGATCGGCGAGAGAATAGGCTCGTAAATGTCTCAGTTAGCTTATTGGTCAATATGCGCGCTTGGCTTGATATGCTCGCATCCTGCGCAACCTGCGGCGACTCGATAGCGCTAGGCTCGTCAAAAAACTCCGCGGCGGTTTCGCCCTCGAAAAGCTTGCGAATTTCGCGTTCGCACTGCGCCGTCATCTGCGCAACCAGCGCCTGCAACTCTTTGTCATAGCGCATGGCATTCGCCGCGTTGTGATTGAGCGGCTTGCCGCGCAATGCGGTGGGTTTGAACTGGCCAGCCCATTGCGCTTTGCTTTTTGTTAAGAGTGGCTTAGTTGCCATAAGCGCCATCACCTATGGGTTGCTCATTGAGCGACGGATCATCGAGCAAACCGCCATCATCCTCGCGCGGCGCCTCATACTCAACATCGATCCCGTTATAGCCGCTTGAGTTGTCATTCACCACGCGTTCGTGCTCCATCTCGGCGTTGATCGCGCCGGACTGCACCAGATTTAAACCAGTGCGCGACTTGATCTCATTAACCTCGGCTTCTTCTTTAGCTGTCATTGCATCCAATGGACGCCATTCAATGCACGTTTGCACTGGCTCAATACCAAGCCTTGGCGCAATGTCGGAGCGCATCAAGCACAGGTGGTGACGCTCCAGCAATGGCAACATTATGCCAGACTGGATCGATTCA